TTTTTTATGCTATAATAAGGTGAAACAACAGAGTGCTATGGAGAGAGAAAAACTAAAACTAATTGTAAGAAATCTTGAATTGCTTGTTGATTCACTAAAGGCAGAAGTGTATTCTGATGTGGATGCGTATAAAACATCTGTGAATACCTCCAGATTTCCTGGATTTACTGATTATGATGAAATCTTTGAGGATGACGATGGATACCAGGACTAAAATTAAAAAAGTTAAAGATCTTGCAAAACTATTTGAGAGATTGATTGCACAGGATCATCTCTATACTAAAGAACGTATAGAGGAGATGAAAGAAGCTCTATCTTCTGTAAAGGAGCAAATTGCAGAAATGGAAAAACAGAACTACAAAGGATTTGGTAAATGAGTGTAAAACTGATTAGTGTAACTCCCGATGCGGAGAAGAATATGGCATACGTTGCCAGGGTATCAAATCCCAATAATCAAGAAAATCCCAATTATGCAAAGTTGTTGGGTTATTGTATCAAGCACAATCACTGGTCTGTGTTTGAGCAGAGTTTCATGACACTTGAGATTGAGACTACGAGAGGTTTGGCAGCTCAAATCCTGCGCCATCGCAGTTTCACATATCAAGAGTTTTCGCAAAGGTATGCAGATTCATCCATGCTTGCCGATACAATCCCTCTTCCAGAATTGAGAAGACAGGATACTAAGAATCGTCAGAACTCTATTGATGATATTGATCCTTTTGTTCGTCAAGAGTTTCAGGTCAAGATGCAGAAACATTTTGAGGAAGGTATGAAACTCTATCAAGAGATGTTGGAGTATGGAATTGCAAAGGAGTGTGCTCGATTTGTGCTTCCCCTTGCCTGTCCCACTAGAATCTATATGAGTGGTTCATGTCGTTCATGGATTCACTATATTAATCTGCGTTCTGCTAATGGAACACAGAAAGAGCACATGGATATTGCCGAAGCATGTAAAAAAATCTTCGTAGAGCAATTTCCTACCTGTGCAGAAGCCCTGGAATGGGTCTAAATATTTTTATATTGATTTCTTAACAATGGCAACATATCCAGTAGTTCACAAAGAAACTGGTGAACAAAAAGAAGTAAAAATGAGTGTAATGGAGTGGTCTCAATGGTGTGAGGATAATCCAGACTGGAAACGAGATTGGTCAGATCCTTCTACTGCACCAATGGCTACTGACGTTGGTGAATGGAGAGATAAACTTGTCGCTAAAAATCCCGGATGGAATGATGTATTAGCAAAAGCAGCATCAGTTCCAGGATCAAATATTTCAAAAATCTAATATGGCAAGAAGAAAAAGAGCAGCTGCAACAGATCAACCCATTGGAGTTGGTCTGACTACTAAGCAGATGAAAAGAAAAAAACCACTAAGTTCTGGATACTTGGTGGATATTGACCCTCTCAATGAGAATCAAAAAAAGTTATTTGATTCTTATGGTGAAGGGAAGCATCTCATTGCATATGGTTGTGCAGGAACTGGTAAAACTTTCATTACACTTTATAATGCACTACGAGATGTTCTGAATGAAAATACTCCTTATGAGAGAATCTACCTTGTTCGTTCTCTCGTAGCAACTAGAGAAATTGGTTTTCTCCCCGGTTCTCATGAAGATAAGGCAGACATCTACCAGATTCCTTATAAGAATATGGTGAAGTATATGTTCCAGATGCCTAGTGATGCAGACTTCGAAATGCTCTATGGCAATTTAAAGTCACAAGAATCTATTAAATTCTGGTCTACATCTTTTCTACGTGGAACTACACTTGATAATGCTATTGTCATTGTTGATGAGTTTCAAAATCTCAATTTCCATGAACTTGATAGTATTATCACTCGTGTTGGTGAGAATACACGTATTTGTTTCTGTGGTGATGCACGTCAGTCTGACCTGAATAAAGCAAATGAAAGAAATGGTATTGTTGATTTTATGAACGTCTTGCGTAAAATGCCTTCATTTGATATAATAGAATTTGAGATTGAAGATATTGTCCGTTCAGGTCTTGTTAAAGAATATCTTACAGCAAAAATGGAAGCAGGTTTTTAATGTTTAATCATGTTGATATTAGTCTTCCTCAACTTGAGAGGGAGACTATTGACGGGGTGAGATACTATTCTGTCCCCGATGAAGAAGAACTTCTCCGACTGGTCTCCATCACTTCGGTGACCAGTCATTTTAATAAGGAAATCTTTGTTAAATGGAGAAAAAAAGTTGGTAACGAGGAAGCAGACCGTATCACAAAACGTGCCACAAGCCGTGGAACTGATATGCATACTCTAACTGAGTATTTCCTCAAAAATGAAGAACTTCCTAAAGTTCAACCTATCTCTGACTTTTTGTTTAAAATCTCTAAACATAAGTTAAAAAAGATAAATAATATTCATGCCCTGGAAGGTTCCCTATATAGTAAACAGTTAGGGATTGCGGGCACCGTCGATTGTATTGCAGAATACGAGGGTGAGTTAGCAATAATTGACTTTAAGACTTCAGCAAAACCGAAACCACGAGAGTGGATCGACCACTATTTCGTACAATGTATGGCATACGGTTGTATGTTGTATGAACTGACAGGTATTTCTGTCAAAAAACTTGTAATCATTATGGCTTGTGAAAATGGAGAATGCGTCGTCTACGAAGAACGAGACAAATCAAAGTACATCAAACTTCTTACCGAATACATTAGAAAGTTTGTTAGAGATAAATTGGAACTCTATGGAACCAAATAAAGAACTAGAACAGGCAATTCAGAGTAAATTTTTGACACCTTCTAAATTTGCTCTAGAAATTGAAAAGATTGTTGCCGAAGAAAAAATCAATTACATTGATGCTATCGTTCATTATTGCGAACTTAATGAACTTGAAGTAGAATCAGTAACAAAACTTGTATCAAAACCATTGAAGGAAAAACTTAAATGGGATGCTACGAGACTTAATTTTATGAAAGCAACTTCAAGAGCAAAATTGCCCCTATGATCGTGACTCCCTTTGAAACCTATCAACATTATTTGTCACTCAAAAATCACTTTACAAACCCAAAATACGATTTCTTCAAATACGGAGCAAAAACCCGTGCCAGTATGACTTCCTTCAATAAAAGGAAAGATAAGTATTGGTTCGAGAAAACTTCACGTAAATATTCTAATGAAGAAATTGTAGACTTTCTTGTTTCCAATTTTACTGCTGCCGATAACCCACAAAACCTATGGATTGGAGAAATTATCAATTCTGGAGAAAGGACATACGCCGAGTGGACGAAACGACGGCAGAGTTCAACCTACTTATTCAAAGAACAAAGCAGCGAATTACTCTCACAGAACGAATTGGAGAGTCTATTCGATTGTTCCAAGGGACATCCGAAAATTCTCAAAGCATTTCTAGGAGGGAATCTATCTCTAGAAAACTTAGTAGTCTACGAAAGAATATTCCATTTCTGCGGAAATTTTGATAAGAAATTATCAGACCCTGTATGGGAAACCGTCAGTCTGAAAATAAAAAAATATAATCCGTTCATAAATATTGATGTATTCAAGTTTAAAAAGATTTTAAGGGAAATTGTAGATGAGTGAATTCTTTGAATCTGAAATCATTCAGGATGAACTGAATGAAATTAATAGAATGCAAGAAAAGATTTACGGAAGTCTTCTGTCTTTCAGTCAAATGACCCGTGATGACAAACTTGAGCACATTGAAATATTGACAGATTTATTGGAGAAACAAAGAGTAATGTATACTCGACTGTCTCTTTCTGATGACCCACAAGCGGTCGAGATGAAAGAGAATCTCCGTAAGTCTGTTGCCATGATGGGTTTCCCACCAGAAACCGATATGCAAGTCTTATTTAATAGTATGCACGCTACAATCAAATCTCTCAAAGACTACGTTGACAATTGAGAGCATCATTGCTAAACTATCCAAGTAAATCCAACAAATCCAACTAATCCGAGGTAATCCTAATGTCATTTGCTGACCTTAAGAAGCAATCCAAACTGGGTTCCCTGACCCAAAAACTGGTCAAGGAAGTCGAAAAAATGAATAATGCAGGCAGTTCGGGCGATGATCGTCTGTGGAAACTGGAAGTAGATAAAGGTGGTAATGGTTATGCCGTTATTCGTTTCCTCCCTGCCCCTGATGGAGAAGATCTTCCATTCGTCAAACTGTACTCCCATGCCTTCCAGGGTCCTGGTGGATGGTATATTGAGAACTCTCTGACCACTCTGGGTCAGAAGGATCCTGTGTCTGAATACAACACGATGCTGTGGAACAACGGCACCGATGCTGGTAAGGAAGCAGCACGTAAGCAGAAGCGTAAACTGACCTACATCGCAAACATCTATGTGGTCAAGGATCCTGCTAATCCTTCCAATGAAGGTAAGGTGATGCTGTATAAGTTCGGTAAGAAGATCTTTGACAAGATCACTGCTGCTATGCAACCCGAGTTCGAGGACGAGGAAGCAATCGATCCGTTTGACTTCTGGCAAGGTGCCAACTTCAAACTGAAGGCAAAGAACGTTGCAGGTTATCGTAACTATGACTCTTCAGAGTTCGCACGTCAGGATGCACTGCTTGAAGATGATGATGCAATGGAAGCAATCTGGAAGAAGGAATTCTCTCTGGAAGAGTTCACCAATGCAGATCAGTTCAAGTCCTATGATGACTTGAAGAAGCGTCTTGATTATGTTCTTGGTATTAAGGGAACTCCCAAGTTCCAAGATCAAGAGACTGTTGAGCAGGAAGAAGACTTCCGTCAGCAGAATCGTGGAGAATCAAATCCTGTCCCTCAGTCAATGAAGGAAGAACTTGATAATCTGACT